GAAATTATTCCAGAAGATGTAGTAATAGTCCTTACTCAAGGAGGGGATATTAAACGTATACCTAAAATGAGTTTTAAAGTACAACATAAAAATACAAAAGGAATAAGAACTTCTGAAGAAAATATTCTTACTTCTTTTGCTACTAATACTCTTGATACTGTAATGATTTTTACTTCAAAAGGTAAAATGTATAAACTCCCTGTAGATAAGATTCCTGTAGGAGATAATAAATCAAAAGGAATTAATCTTAATACTATCTTTACTTTTGAACCTAATGAAAAACTTCAAGCTGCTATTAATCTTAAAGACGAAACTAATGCAGAATATGCAGTATTTTTTACTAAACAAGGATTAATTAAGAAAACTAAACTTGAAGAATATAAAAATCTTAAAAAGAATTCCGGTTCTCCTGCTATTAAACTTAAAGAAGGAGATAGTTTAGCAAGTGTAACTTTTTTAAAAGATGAAGATGTTATTGTACTTACTGAAAAGGGTATATGCATTAAATTTGCAACTAAAGATATTAATCCTATTGGTAGAATTACTTCTGGAAGAAAAGCTATTAAACTTAGAGAAGATGACAATGTGTTAATAGGATTACCTATTAATAAGAAAAATGAAGAAAAAATATTAATTGCTGGCTCAAAAGAAGGTAATATAGTTAAAATTCCTATTGAAGAATTTTCTAAACAATCTTTAAATGGAAAAGGTGTTAAATATATGAAACTCGCGGCCGCCGATATAGTAATTAATGGCATCATTTGTACTAACGATGACAATTTATTAATTATTGGTACTAAGTATAGTAAAGCAGTAAGTGTATCGGAAATTACACAAACTTCCCGTGATAGCACCGGCCGCGCGATCACCAAAGATGGAGAATTAATTAAGAATATTGTGAAGTTCTAAGGAACTTCACTTTATTTTCTTAAAAATTTATGTTACAATATTATTATAAAAAGAAAAGGAGATAATATTATGAATGAAAAATGGCTTATTCGTCTCAAGGATTGCAATAATTTTAATATGATTGCTGCTTATTATACTGAAAATCCTTCTGAAAATCTTAAAACTTTTTATTTTTGTAAAGAACATGATATAAGTATTAAGATTCCTCATGATTTAGATAAAAGAGATAAATACTCTGAAACAGAAGGCGGAAGTATTTGTGAAATTGAAGTAGGGTTTGGGAATAAAGAATCTTATAGTTATATTGATGTTTGGCTGGAGAATATTTATTAATGATTAAATCACTTTATCCATGTTTTCAACACTGGTCTGAATTAGGAGCAGTTTATTTAGTTTCCGATACACATTTTAGAGATTTAGATAGAGAATATATGGGGTATCATATCTCTAATGAAGACCAGTGGTTTATTATAAATGACACTTGTCATCGTTTTGATACTCTTGTTCATCTTGGCGATGTTGGAGATTTAGAATATATTAAACGCCTTAGATGTCATAAAGTTCTTATTATGGGTAATCATGACCAGTCTATTGAAAAAATGCAAGAAGTTTTTGATGAAGTGTATTCAGGTCCACTCTGGATAAGTCAAAAACTTATTCTTTCTCATGAGCCTGTTGTTATTGAAGATTCTCATTTTTCTATGCCTATTGCTTTTAATATTCATGGTCATGACCATGGAGGAAATTTTTGGGATGATGAATATCATTTAAATATTTGTCAAAATCTTTTTGGATATACTCCTTTAAATTTAAACCAATTTATAAAAGGCGGATATTTAAAAAGAGTAAAAGATATTCATACTCTTGCTAAAGAAAATGCAATAGCAGAAAAAGAAACTAGAGAAATATTACATGAATGGTATACTGATACCGGAGTAGAAAATATATGATAAAAATACCTTGTAAAGTAAATAATAAATTTGGTTATAATTTTCTTCACTTTGGTGTAGATTATATTATTCCTCCAGGAGAATTTCCATGGGAGTACAATGGCGAATTTCCTGTAAAAACTTATGCTTTTGTAGAAGATAAATATGGTCATATTTTAAAGATAAAACCAGAAAAAGTTAGTTTTATAAAAAGAGGAGAACGTAGAAATACGAAAATAATAGATGTTTGATATAAAAGAAGTAGAAAAACTTTATCCAGGTGCTGGTGGCTTAATGATAGAACCACAACTTATCCACAAAGGTACTGATTCACAACTTAAAGCTTGTGATGATGGTACTTGGTTTGCCCAATTAAAAAAAGACGGGGCATTATATATGTATGTAAAAGGATTGGGTGGAGAAAATTATCTTTTTGGTAGAACAATAAGTAAAAAGACTGGTCTTTTAACAGAAAAATCTGCTAATGTACCACATATTATAGAAGTGTTTCATGATATTCCTAACGGAACAATTATTCTTGGTGAAATTTATTATCCAGGTAAAACATCAAAAGATTGTGTTTCTATTATGGGATGCCTTCCTGAGAAAGCAATAGAAAGACAGAATGGATCATATGGACTGATTCATTATTATGTTTATGATTGTCTTGGATATAATGGAACTAGTCTTTTAAAATATGATAACTGGACAAGGTATCAAGTATTACAAGCCATATGGAAAAAGCATATATTTGGAAGTGTTATTCCTTTCACATTAGAACTCGCGGCGGCGGTTGAAGAAGAAATATACCAGTCCATCGGGAAAGCCCTGGCCGCAGGTGAAGAGGGTATGGTAGTTAAGAAGAAAACTGCTTTATATGAACCAGGTAAGCGTCCTCAAACTATGCTTAAAGCAAAACAAGTGGATAATATAGATGCAGTTATTATAGGATTTAAAGATCCAGAAGTTCATTATACCGGTAAAGAAATTGAAACTTGGCAATATTGGGTAAATGGTTATGACGGTTCTCATCTTCCTGTGGGTTTTCATTATGGAGAAAGCGATGCAGATCCAGTAACAAAACATTATTATTATGGCTGGAAAAATGCTATTGAAATTGGTGCATATGATTCTAATGGACAGTTAAAATCTATTGGTACTATTGCATCTGGACTTACAGATTATATGCGTGAAGATATGTCTATCCATCCAGAAAATTATCTTGATAAAGTTGTAGAAATACAATGTATGATGAAAGATAATAAAGAACAAACTCTTAGACATGGTTTTTATTTAAGAACAAGAGAAGATAAAAATCCAAAAGAGTGCAAATTACAAGATATTTTTAAATAAAATATTTTGACTTAAATAAAAATTTTTGTTATAATAAATATAAATCAATTAAGATAAAATAATTTAAGGAGATAAAAATATGAAACTCAAAGAAAATAGTAAGCTTGTATATGATTTTGTGAAGGCTCATCAGGATGAGGACATTACCGCAGAAGATATTAAGAATGCAACTGGTCTTAGTGCTAGACAGGTAAATGGTATTATCACAATGGCTTTCCAGAGACATAAAGAAGAAGTTGATGGAGAAAAGGTTGAAGTTCCGCTTATGACTAGAGTTCCAGCAGAAATGGAACTTGAAGATGGTTCTCATAAGCCGATTAAGCTGATTAAACTTACTGAAGCTGGAATGAATATTGAAATTGAAGCTGAATAAAGTAAATCATAAAAAGAAAAGGGTTGAGTAAAAACTCAACCCTATATTTAAATTATGGAATATATATTTTTAATTTTAGGAATTATATTAATTTGTATAAGTTTATTTATTTTTTCAAGAATTTCTAAAATTAAAATAGAAAAAAATAAATAGATTTAGCAAAAAAAATAGTTAATTTAGGAAATTAATAAACTTACTTAGGAAAAAAAGAAAGTAAGTAAAGATTTAAAACAATAGGCATAGAATATTAAAAAAGATATTTCTTATTAGATTAGTTATTTAAAAAGTTCAAAAGAGTTCTATACTAAAGAATTAAATACTTTAAAATCAACTTATCAAGATAAATATTAGGAATTAAATAAAATTAATCAAGAAATAAATAAAACTAGAAAAGAAGCAGATACTTTGTATGAACAATAGAAAGAAATAGTTTAGCAAAGAATAAAAGATTTTAAAGAAAATGCTTCTAAAGCTGCTAGTTATTATTTTGATAATATTTAGGAAGCTTATAAACACGCGGACGCCGCTCATGCGGAGAAAATAGCTAAACTAAAAGAAGAATAGGACAGGGCCGCCGCGGATCTTAATACATTGAAAAGAACTCGTCAAGAAGTTGCTCAAGCTATATTAAAAGAAGCTTAGGTTAAACAAAAAGCTAATAATTATCGTCTTTTACCTTCTTAGACAGACTTACAAGATATTCATTCTCTTGAACGAATAAAATAGACTTTACATAAACCTCGTATTTTATCTATGCTTATATGGCAAACTTATTTTCAACCCTTGGCTAAAAAACAATTTCCTTTTATTCTTCAAGATAAAACAAAAATAGGGATATATAGAATATCTAATTTAAAAACGGATCAATTTTATATTGGACAAAGTACTGATATATATACAAGATGGTGTTCTCATTGTAAAGCTGGCTTAGGTATAGATACCCCGGTTGGAAATAAACTTTACAAAGCTATGCAAGAATATGGTCTTTAGAACTTTACTTTTGAATTACTTTGTGAATGTCCTAAGGAATAGTTAGATGAAAAAGAAAGATATTTTATAGATCTTTATCAAGCAGATTTATTTGGATATAATAGTCAAAAAGGAAATAAAATATTATGAAATTTAAAAATACTTCAGTTATGAATTTTTAGGGAGCTTTTAGAGGTCTTCGCAACCCTCTTGAATCCTGGGAAAAATCAGATAGTTTTTTTGGTTTAGTTAATATAGAATATGATAATTATGAAATAGATACTGTAATTTCTTCTTGGGTAGCATAGGAGTTACATGCTGAACCTCTTGAAGGACCTTATGAAGATTATGAATTAGATGATAAATATCAAGAACTTTGGGATAAGTATTGGGATTGGTGGTATAATCAAGGTATTTTAGATAGAGGAGAGGACCTTATAAATGTAGTTTGTCTTGGACCTAAAGACCTTGACCTTGCTCAAAGAATGATTCGTGCAGGTAGTTCAGATAGAAAATTCCTTCGTCAGATTATGGTATCTGTTGATATAACAGGACCTCTTTACTGGTATAAGGAGTTTGATACATATAAAATTGGTACCACTGCTAATAGTACAAGCACTATGCATAAGATAAGTAGCACTCCTATTACTCCAACTTGTTTTGAGTTAGATGATTATAATAACGAAGTATTTAATCCAGAACTTTTTATAGACAATCTTGAAACATTAAGAAAGAAATATAACGAAACTAAAGATCAGAGATATTGGAAAGAACTTATTCGCTGGCTTCCAGAAGGTTGGCTTCAGACTAGAACAGTAACATTAAATTATGAAATTTTAAGAAATATCTATTCTCAAAGAAAAAATCATCGTCTCACAGAATGGCATCAATTTTGTGATTGGATTAAGACCCTTCCCTATTCAAAAGAATTAATTCTCTATGGTCTTGACTAAATAAAAAATTTATGATATAATATTTATATAAGTTAAAAAGATTAATAATTAATAAACAATTTATAAAAAGGATTAAAATTATGAAGAAAGATTTTAAAAATGCAGAAAGTATCTCAGGACGTCTTTATCAGCACAATCTTGAAAAAAAGGTTGTTCAGAATAAGGATTCTAAAAATTATGGCACTGAATTTATTTCAGGTACTGTTGATATTGCAACTGATGAAGACGGACTTAATGTTATTCCGATTCATTACACTTATGTAACAGAAGTAACTAGCAGTGGAAAGAAGAATGTTACTTTTGGAGTTCTTGAGTCTATTATCAATGGAGCAAAAACTTGGATTACAGACGGAAAAGATGCAGCTCTTAAAGTTCGTGCAAATACGGCTCTTGCTTTAAATGATTTTTATAATCAGAGTGGTGAACTTGTTTCTGCAAGACGTAATGAAGGTGGTTTTCTTAATGTAATTAATGAACTTCCGCCAGAAAATGAAAGAGCAACTTTTGCTTTTGATATGGTAATTACTTCTGCAACAAGAGTAGAAGCTGATGGAGAAAATATTCCTGAAGATTTTGTTAGACTTAAAGGTGCAATTTTTAATTTCAGAAAAGACCTTCTGCCGGTTGAATTTGTTTGCAGAGATGAAGGTGGAATGGCTTATTTTGAAAGTACTGATGCTTCTCCAAAGAATCCAATTTTCACAGAAATTCGTGGTAATGTAGTAAGTAATACAATTAAAAGAGAAATTGAAGAAGAATCTGCTTTTGGTTCAGCAAGTGTTAGAACTGTAACAAGAACTGTTAGAGAATGGCAGGTTAACTGGGCAAGACCAACAGAATATACTTTTGGCGAGGAAGATACAATTACAGCAGAAGAACTGAATACAGCAATTCAGAATCGTCAGGTTTATTTAGCTGAAGTAAAGAAACGTGCTGATGATTATAAGGCTTCTAAAGCAACTTCAGCCGCTCCTAAAACAACAAGTGTTCCAGCAGGCGGATTTGATTTTTAATTAAAATATTAAAAGATTTTATAGGGAAGGGATTTAATTCCCTTCCTTTTTTAAGGAGAGTATAATGGCAATTAATTTACTTTAGATTAAACCACATAAAGTTAGTACAGATTTAACAGGATATATTACTTATATATATGGTGCCCCTAAAACTGGAAAGACAACACTTGCAACTCAAATGCCTAATGCTATTCTTTTAGCTTTTGAAAAGGGTTATAATGCTCTTCCTGGAGTTATGGCACAGGATATTACCTCTTGGGGAGAAATGAAACAAGTTTTTAGAGAACTTAAAAAGCCTGCTGTTAAAGAAATGTATCAAAGTATTATTGTTGATACAATCGATATTGCAGCAGATATGTGTCAGAAATATATCTGTGATCAGAACGGAATTACAACTCTTGGATAGTTAGGTTTCGGTAAAGGCTGGACATTTTTTAAAAATGAATTTAGTCAAGTTTTTAGAGGATTAACTCAGCTTGGATATGCTGTTTTATTTATTGGACATGATAGAGAAATCATGGATGATGCTGGAAATAAAACAATTAGACCTGCATTAAGTAATTCTACTAGAACAGTTATCGCAGGAATGGCAGATATTATTGGGTATGCACATCAAGTTAAAGGAAAAGATAGTGATAAAACTTCTACTTTAACGATTAGATGTACTGATGATAGCATCGAATGTGGTGCTAGATTTAAGTATATTAAATCTGAATTTCCAATGAGTTACGATAATCTTATTAAAGAATTAAAAGAAGCAATAGAAAAAGAAGCTGCTGAACATAATAATGAATTTATTACAGATGAAAAAGAAACAGTAGTAGAAAAAGAAGAATATAATTTTGATACTTTAATGAAAGAGTTTCAAGGTCTTGTTCAAGCCCTTATGGATGAAAATGAAAATAATGCAGGGAAAATTACTGCTACTGTGGAGCATTATCTTGGCAAAGGTAAGAAAGCTAGTGAAATTACACCTTATCAGGCTGAATTTTTAGCTTTAATTAATGAAGATTTAAAGAATTTATAATATGGAAGAAAATAAATTTATTAATATTTCTATAGAACAATATTCTCAATCAATTA